GGTAGAAAATAATGTATACAGACGATATGCGTAGAGCTTTTCATTCTATAGTTCCTCCAAAAGGATTTCAAGTTCAAGTTATTGATAATGATCATTTCATTACTATTAAATTAAACGAACATGATTTTGCTAAAATGGTTCATGATGAAAAAATACAAGCATTGCAGTATGTAGTAAATATAAAAAAAGCTCTAGAAATGAATGGGGCAATAGTATTAGTCACACGGGAAGCAATAAAATAATGTCAAAAGTAGTTGACACAAAAACTTTAAGTGGTATATACTTATGCTATGGGGTTTTTAGTGAATAATATTATTTTGATAGTAGCTTTTACACTGGCTGGATCTTTTGCTCTTGCTTACTTGTTTGCATTAATTAAAATTAATAAAATAAACAAATCATTTACAAAACTATTAATTTCCCATAAATCATTACAACACTTTGTTGATAATAATAACATTGAGTTTAAAAATGAAGATGATATTCATAAGGAAAATTTTATTAAATTTCTTTCCGATTCTCGTGATTGGTCATTTTCTTATATTGAAGAAGTTCAAACCAAAATTAATAAAATGATATCAGAGCTTAAGCCTGATGTTGAATATTTTGAAAAATTTGAATCACTTTATGATGGTCATCCTTCTTATGATATGCTGAAGAACTTTGTAAAATCATATAAAGAACTACAAGATTTGCTGCCAAAAGAAAACTATAAATGAAAAATATTGTTATAGTTGGTGGCGGAACGGCTGGTTGGATAACAGCATTATATGCAAACAAATTTTTTCCAAATGATAACATTACTTTAATTGAAAGTCCAGAAATTGGAATATTAGGAGCAGGAGAAGGCTCTACAAGACAATTAGTAGAACTTTTAAACTTTTTAGGAATAGGAATTGAAGAGTTAATAAAAGAAACAAAATGCACAATAAAAACTGGAATTAAATTTACAAACTGGTCTAAAGAAAAAGACTACTACTATCATGATTTTACACATGAAGGATCTATTTTTGATGAAAGTTGTTTTGATAGGAAAAGAAATAATTTTGATTTTCCAATTTTAAAATATGAAAGACTTTTAAATATAATTGAAAAAAATACAAATATTTCTGTAAATGATGAGTATTCAGATAATAAACTTTTACCTTTTACTCCTTTAACAGAAATAGAAAATAATAAATCATTTTTAGATTCATGGAAGATTTACTCTGGGTATTCAATTCATTTTGATGCACGACTCTTAGCATCATATTTATCTAATATAGGAATCTCAAGAAAAATTAAATTGATTCAAGCTGAAGTAGTAAATATTGAAACTAATAATCAAAATGATATTGTTTCTTTAAATCTAAACAATAATGAGGTTATACCAACAGATTTTGTTTTTGATTGTAGTGGTTTTTCAAGGCTAATAATTGGAAAACATTATAAATCTAAATGGCAAAGTTTTTCGGAATACCTTCCTATGAAAAGAGCATTACCATTTTTTATAGATATTAATACAGAAGCTATTCCAAGTTATACAGAAGCAATTGCCATGGATTATGGATGGATGTGGAAAATACCACTACAGCATAGGTATGGATGTGGTTATGTTTTTGATTCTGACTATATAAATGAAGATCAAGCTCAAGAAGAAATTGAAAAGTTTTTAGGATTTAAACCTATTTATCCAAAAACTAATGGTAAATCTTTTATTTTTGATCCAGGATTTTTTGAAGAAATTTGGATAAATAATTGTCTTGCAATTGGGTTATCTTCTGGGTTTTTAGAGCCATTAGAAGCAACATCTATTGGTCAATCAATTTTGCTATTACAAAGATTCTTTATGCAAAAGCATAAAATATTTTCTAACGATATTGAAACAAAAAAACTGTTCAATGAATACTACATTAGAGATGCAAAATCAATAGTTGACTTTTTAAGTTTGCATTACACAACTAACAAAGATAATTCTAATTTTTGGATAAATTTTGATAAAAATAATAAAAAATCACAAAATTTATTAAATAACTTACAAATTTTAAAAAATTCAACTCTTACAAAACTTTATGATGAAATTTGGTTTAGTAAAGATAGCTACTATATTGTTGCTTTAGGAAATAAAATTATTGATTTAGATAATATAAATAAAATATACAAAGAGTTTATTGACCAAAATAAACATAATGAGTTAATTAAGTTTATATTAAATAAAAAAAATATTAGTAAAGATTTTATAAAACACAGTGATTTTCTAAAATATATAGGAGGGTTAAAATAATGAAAGACATTCTTTTATCAACATTAACAGGTTTTGCATGTGGCATCGTCTTTGCTGTATTTAAGTTACCAGTTCCAGCACCACCAGTTTTTGCGGGAGTTGCAGGAATTGTTGGATTATGGCTTGGATTTTATTTATTGACAAAGTATATAGGATAAGGGTATGGATTTTTATTATTTTGGTGGACATTTTGGAGATAAGCAAATATCAGATATAGAAGATCATCATTTTTCTGGAATTTTATTTACTTACGATATTTCTCAAGGAGATTTTTTTACAAAAGTTGCAAGAGATATTAATCTTACTAAAAAAATTAAATACATGATTGCTCTTAGGCCTTATGCTATTTCTCCACAATATTTATTTATGATTAACCAATCAATTAACAATATAATGCCAAATAGGTTAGAAATTAATTTAATTTCTGGACATATTAAGGAACATGAAAAAAATAAAGGTGGAATTATAGGGCCAGTTAATGATACTTCATCAAATATTGAAAGATCAAACTATTTAATTGAGTATATAAAAGTTATTGATCAAATGAAAAAAAATAAAGAATATAGCTCTACTTTAATTCCAGATTATTACATATCAACATCTAATGAATATGTTTTCAATGTTGCAAAACAGTTAAATAACAAAATGATTATTCAGTATTCAGATTATATGAGGGGGCACTGGAATAATTATATTAATTATCAAACAGATAATCAAACAATAACAAAGGGCTCAGATCTTAATTTATCTGGTCAACAAGTAATGATTTCAATGGCTGCAGTTTTAAGAAAAACAAAAGAAGAAGTTGATGAATTACGCTCAGTATTTAATACAACAGATACAGCACATTTTTCTTATGATGAATTTGAAATTTTTCTTGAAAAATTAAAAAAAGATGGCATTAATCAATTAATGTTTATTGCTTGGCCTCCTCAAGAAAGAGAAAATTTTATGGATTTTGTAAAATACTATAAAGAAAAAAATAAAAGCATTGACTAGAAAATAGTCATTATGATATACTTTAATAGTATACATATCTAATAGGAGGAATAATGAATAAGATAATCAATGATAAAAATAAAGCATTGCTAGCATCATATGGTCGCTCAGTGCTTGCTTCAGGTCTTGCCCTTTACATGGCAGGAATAACTGATCCAAAGGATCTTTGGACAGCTCTAGTTGCTGCTATTGCGCCCGTCGCATTGAGAGCAATTAACCCAAACGACAAGGCTTTTGGTATCTTGCCAGATGCTAAGGCTGTAGATCAGGCTTTGAAGGCTGCTAAGGCACCTGTAAAGAAGAAGGCTGCAGTTAAAAAGAAGTAATAATCTTCTATAAGAAGGCCAGTCTAGAAATAGGCTGGCTTTTTTATTTGTTAATAATATCTATATATTTATTTTTTAAATTATCTACAGAAAAGTAATCCATACCAAGATTGTATGCAATTTGTTTTATATCATTTTTTGTATTATTGCTTATATAATTATCAATAACTTGAGCTAATTTATCTGGCCTTACAGCATAAACATCCACCATAGATTTTGTTTTAAATGTATCTATCTTTGTTGATTCTGCTAACCACTTATGTGGAAGCACTGCATTGTTAGGAGATATACCAGTCATAAAAACTGGCAGGGCACTCATAAGAGCCTCATTCATTGGTAAACAAAGACCAGCATAACGTCTAGGTAAAACCATAGCATCAAATCCATTATACATATCTTGTCTGTTATCTGGATTTCCTATTTCAATCTTTACCCTTGGATCTCTGCATATAAGGTTTAACGGAGTCTGGGATTTAATAACTAATTCGTAATCTCCTTTAGAATACTTAATCATTTCAAGAATGCTATCAGTTCCGTTTCTATCTTTGGCAGCTTTTTTACCAGCAATATGCAGTATGCGCTTATGATCTTTAGATAAATTTATTTCTTTTGCTTGATTAAATAAAGTATGATCTGTTGGTGGTGGTAAATGAATTACTTGTGTTTTGCTACCAAATTTTTCCACAATAATATCTAAGTTCCATATGCTAGGAGCAAGTAATACATCTGGTAATGTCCATTCTGGGTGAGCTAAATGACCAAATAGCTCATAGTTATATTGAAGTATAGTTTTAATTCCTTTTTGTTTAGCAAGATCAACTAACTCTAAATGATAAAATGTTTCACAACTTATAACAACATCAATGTCTTCTAAAAATGCTAACACTTCATCAGTTCTAGGCATACCTTTTTTGGTTTGAATAACATTATAGTCCTTATACCATTCTGGATGTTGTTGGTTATTATTAAAAAACTGGGAATTGATTAAAAGAATTTTATCAGGATTAAGCATCTTAACTAATTCCATAGTCTGATTACCTAAACCAGTATTGTCAGATCGTGCTATGATTCCTAATCTCATTCTTTATATCCCCAAGCATCATCATCTTTGGTAAATTTTTGAGTTCCCTCACGACCATCCAAATGATATGATCTTTTTATATGTCCTTCTGGATGATAGATCCAAAGCTTATGACAGTTCCAACCTTCTTCACTAAAGATGTCATAAGGTAAACAATCATCTTGAACTTTGCCATGAAACCTATCTTCGATAAAAGTTTTTTCATCGGAAAAAGGTAAAACAACATCTTTATAATATCTTACAGTGCTCAGGTGAGGTCGTTGACTCCATTGTGCAGTCTTCATAAAGCCATCCTCTAAGCCAAACATTAAATGCCTATGTGGTTCTGGAATTTGTGCTTCAAAATGAAAACGAATTGTATTGGCTTTTTTATCTTCTAACATATCCAAACATTTTTGCCAATCAATTTCACAGTCAGGAGTTATTGGGGCATCTCCTTCGACATAAAGCATTGCTCCAGTATTAATAATCTCAATAGTTTTCTTCATCATTGTAGTTTGATGACTATGCTCATTAAATATTATTGGTAAAACATTTTTCCATTCATGAAGACATTTCCATAATATCCTATTTTTATATTCATCATAATCTAATTTACGTAACATTCTTTCTTCACGCAATCCATCTATCTGTAAAATAATTTCATTATCTGGAAAATGTGATCTTACGGCAGCAATTGTTTCATCAATAATAGATGTGCTGGGATGACTTGGCAAAACAGAAGTTGCTATTACAATTGTTATATCTCTTTTATGCATTAATTTGCCTCATAATTTTAATACCTAAATCTCTTTTATATTTAATCCACCAACAAACAGCATCATGCATATTTTGAGGATAATTGTTTAATAATTCAGGAACTACATTTGTTAATGAATGCCAATTTTTTATTGATTTTATCGGTATTTCACCTTCAAAAATAAAATCATAATACTTAATAACATTTCCTTGCGGATCAACAACATCTACTATTGGTAAAGATAACATTTCTAAAGCTTCATAAAATCTAAAAGACTCTATTATAACTGCGCCAGAAGGTGATGGGGCAATTCTTGCACTTGTAAGATTGGCATAGTAGTCTTTGGGATGATCACCTTGGGCAAATCCTTCTGTAGGCTTAAAAAGGGCATTTGAGAGGGTTTTTATGGCATCAGACAGTTGCCTACGTCTTGAATGTGTTATTTGTCCACCAAAATATATATCATATTTTTTATCAGTATATTTTGGAACAGAGTTTTTTAGATGTTGTGGGGTTCCTAGTGGTAGCTTATAATATTTTTTATGTTTTTTATGAGGGTATTGAATCCATATATCAGCATTAGGATGACTAATCTTACTTATATCAAACCTACCCTCTTCATCCCCCGTAATAAATAACACCAATCTTCCTATTTTTTGTAACTCTTTATTAACATCTTCTTCATGACCAAGGTTTTGAGGTCCAGGAATAACAACAAATGCACGATCAATATCTGGTAATAAGTTTACCTTTATTTGTTCAACATTATATTTATCAAATATTTCTTTTAATAAACCATAGTCCCATTTATCAGAAGCACAATCTTTTTCATCAAATGAGTATAGATATGCATTAATCATTTTGTAGCCCTAACAAACATCCATTCATGGTGCATGTGATCTGTAAATATTAAGTTATTAAATCCTACATCTTTTAATATTCTATTAATTTCAAACTTTGATGTTTGATAAGAGTATGGAGAATTTTCTTCACCAATGACAAACTGAAAAAACATATTGCCACCAATTTTTAATTTTTCATAAGCAAGTTTTATATAATTAATTTTTTCTTGATGCTCAATATGTTGAAACACTAGCATTGAGTATACAAGGTCAAGATTGTCTGCAAGTTCTTGATACTTTATATTATTTCTTTTAGGTGCAAGGTTTATCATTTTATCTGAAATATCTATTCCGTAAAAATTACATTCACGATACTTATCTGCCAGTGGGACTAACAGTCTTCCTATTCCGCACCCAATCTCTAAAACATTATTCCAGTTGTTATTATTTTTTTCTATAAGATCTAAAAATGTTTCAGTAGATGCCCATTCATCTGCAATATATTTATACCTTACATCTGGATCTTTAGCAGCGTTATCCCAAAATGTTTTAGATTGATTCATAAAAAAGATGCACCTCATGTTGATAGTCTAGTATTGTTTCTTTATACCCTAGTTCCATGATCCAATATCTAAGATCCCAAAGATACTTATTCCAATACATAATCATAAATTCTGGATGACCAGATAGCCAAATTTTTGGTTTATATTCCCTTAAAACTTTTTCTGCGCCAGTTAACACAGCCCATTCGCTACCCTCTACATCAAGAGTTATTGCGGTTGGTGGCTTGATACCCTTTTCATAAACACAAGAATCAATTGTTATCTGTCCATAATTAGATCCTTCTGTATGCAATTCTTTAAATCCATGTGCAGCATCAATGACCGTATCAGCTTCTGGTGGAAATTCGTTATGATAAATTCTTGTAAGTTCATTGTTTTCATTAGATGCAAACCCAGGAATGCAGGCCATTGGCTTATCTAGATTATTGCTTTTCCATAATTGTGGATAGTGTGACCACACTTTAGGATTTGGCTCAAATATCACAGTCTCTGCTCCCCATATTTGACAGAGAGCAACCATTTCTCCTTCTTCTCCACCAACATAATAAATTACATCGCCAGGTCCAAGATTGCTATGCATTGATTCTAGTCTTTTTCTTTCCCATCCCTTTTCTGTATACCATTCAGGTCTATTAGCACGATGTTCTGGAAGAAAGATTTCAAACTCTCCATTAATCTTTGTCTTTATCATTTCTGTCATTTTATAAGTATCCTATTCTTCGTATCTAACTTTTTTAATAAAACTAACATGGTTCTTGTCATCTTCTTTTGGGCAGTATTTAAAATCTATATTTGGTAAATTAAATGGAGTTGGATAAAGTTTATCAACAGTGTGCCCACCTCCAGGATATTGCCCCCACTTGTTATAAAAATATTGATGTAATAAGTTATCATTTGATCTTACTCCACCTAATTTAACGCTATGCCCCATAATGGTATCCGAAACATCAAATAAAATCTTTTCCCATTTAACATTGGGCATTGCTTTTGTAATTCTAATACTATAATCTAGGTCATCATATCCGTATGGTGTAAAGTTTTCGTCCCACCCGCCAACAGTATCAATAACATCTTTTCTAAAAGCTATTAAATGCCAACCATAAAGTTGCCATCCTTCTACAATTTGAGCATCAGTTTTTTCTAAATGCTCAATAATATCCAATCCACCCTTATCACCAAACCTTATTGCTGCACTCATTATGATTAGCCAATCAGCATTTTCTTCGTAAAGTTTTTTAATGCCAAGGTTGTGGCTAGCCATTATTCCAATATTGTTAACTGTATTGTCAATCTCTAAAATATTTTCTAATTTGCAATTGGACATAAATTCATCACGAAACTCTTGCACACGAAATGGTAGACAGACTACATATTTCATTAAAGGCCTAATTCTTTTATAATAGTTGCCCAGCGATGGACATATGTGTGCTCATTCTTAGTTCTTTGATGTCCTGCAAGTCTTATAGTTTCTCTTGAAAGACCATCCAGCAGATATTTATCTATCTTAGTTTTTAGATCTTCAAGATTGCCGTGTTCATAAAATATAATCTCTTCTTCATCTTTAAAGTATTCTTCAAGACCTTTAATGCGAGGGTAGATAGTAAAACCACCACGACCAGTGCTCTCAAACAATCTATCACTAGTGTAATAAGGATAGTTAAAGTTAATGTTTAAACTATCACCTACCGCTATTTTGCTTTTTGCATAAATACGGTTTAAAGCTTCACTGCGGACTGTCCCAGTGTCACCATCTCCACCAACGTGAAGGAATCTTCTGCCATATGTTTTTCTTAAAAAATCTATCAACTCTGGACGATATTTATGTTCAGGATGATACCCCTTGCTGCCAACAAATATAATATCATTTTCAAAATCATGTTGGTTATAGTCTTCATGTATATAACATTCTTTATCATATACCCCAG